CCTTCTATATGATTCCAACAAAAAATCATCACCTTTGACATCAAGCGTCAAAAAATCACCGGGCTGCAAGCGCGTCGACACCGCTACAGAACCCCAGCAAATCACTCCGTTGCGAAACAACGTGTTAAAAATCCCTGACAAGCCTTGGCCAAAAATACTTATCACAAGACCATACATCACGCAAACAGCGCGTTTCTCACCATGAACCTCAGTCCACTTACGCAAAGTGTCCTCGTTTATACCATGTGTCCGGTAAAACACCACTTCTAACATAAGTCCCATGGACTCCTGCGACCTATCATACGTGAAAATATCACCTTCATACCTGAACTCTTGACCAGTACGCAACGCGTTGAACCGGTTAAACCAAACTTCATGATCTGCAGGTGACTCCCGAGCATTAAACCTAAACCCAGGTATACTCAAAGAATCAACAACATCATGCAACCTACTAGTCTGCGACGAATACAGCGCATTCATACCAGAACTTTCATTGTACATGATAGTCTGAGGCAAAGCAACTTGACTCTCAGCCGAAACATCAGTCGGCGGCTTAACCTTGCCTTTAACCATCATCAACCAACGATGCATATCGACGTTTCTCAACGAAAAAAACTCCTGTAACAGCTTCTTCGCCTTAGCTGTTTCCACTTTGGGCACGTACCTTGCAAGATCCGTCTTATTAGGCATCCACAAGCCGTTATCCAATTCAACGGCCAACCGAGTACGCCAATCACGAACATAACATGTCTCAACCATTCGCTGAACAACCATCTCAGCTTCCGCATCAAGGTCAACAAACCCACGAGACGCAGGTACATTCAAATTGCGCTTGAACAACGCAGCCGCCACGCCCAACTGATCGCCGGGCCTACGCCCAGTGCCCGCTGTACGAATACGAGACTTCCTGACAACCACACCCGCCGGTATACTTCGTTTCGCATCGTTAAACACACCATGCATGTGCACATTTTTGTCCATCCCTTCTTCAGCAGCCAAATACGGTCGAACCTCATAATCCTCAAGCGAAAGTCCAGGAAGCATCATATCATAATCGGCCTGAATCGCCTGTACAGGCGATATATTGGGAACCGGCACCGTGACTACATCCGGTCTCGAAAAACCCTCAAAAGTCTCAACCACACGAGAAGGCACCGTTGAAATAACAGCGTCCTGATCTTCGGCCAACTTCTCCAACACCTGACGTTGAACAACGCTACTCAAACAATCAGCAGATACAACCGTATCAGACTCAGTCTCAACCTCCTGTGTACATTCAACTTCCAAACCACGCTGACTACTTACCAACGTTGCCTGACCAGTCTCAAGACCACCAAAACTGCCACCCGACAAGCTACCGCTCCCGTCACCACCAGAGCCGCTCTTCTCACCATACACCGTGTCACTATTAGCCCAAAAGCTCGAAAACTTACCAGGACTGCCAACATTCTTTTCAGCGTCACCAGCCGACCTACGCTTATAACTCGAAGTGCCACACTCATAATTACTACTATACGCAGTAACTTGAATGTCAGACTCACTCCTAACCACCCGCAAAGCTCGTT